TGTCAGTGTTGTAAATCGGGTGGCGTTTCGGTGTTCTATACGCAGAGAAATTTTTGAAACCTAACTTTTTACTTAATGAAACGGTGCTTTCGTAAATCGGATCGTCCGAGTTTTCTTGAATATAAAAAGTCAGATTCCAGTCGGGTCTATCTTTGAGTAATCTGTATAAATTTACCAAAAGAGTATTAGCGTGATTTAATCTAATCTTTTGATTGTCATTTTCCCTGATAGGAACAACAATATTATATTTTCCAGTGACGTTGGTGTTGTAACGATCCGCTTTGATCAAATCATAATTTATTGGTTTACGACGAAGGCTAAGAACTCTATCAATGTAATTTCTATCGTTGACTTCAATGTGTTTGAAAAAAGATAGAGGATCAATGTTTCCCCATAAGATCCCGGTCAATACACCGAACATCGAAAACTCACGGTCGCCTTTTTCTAATAGCCTACCTTTTGATTTTGAGTACCACCTCTGAGAATCACCAATAATTGGCGCACTAGAAAGAAAGCGTTGCAAATCCTCTTGATTTGCATTCATAAACATATGGTGCATGAAAGTTTTTAAATGTTCATGTCCCTGCCTGTTTAGAGTCTCAATCTCATTGAGATTTTGCGTCATTCACTGCCTCACTGATCCAATCTTCAAATTTCACCTTTGGCTCCCAACCCAAAAACCTTTTGATTTTTTCATTGTTTGCCCGTGTAAATCGTGCCTCGCCCAAACGTGGCTCGATCATTATTGTATTATCAGAAATCATTTTTGCAAGTTCGTTTACCGAAAAATTTGCTCCAGTCCCGACATTGAAAACTTGTCCGTATGTCTCTAGTTTTACAGTTGACGCGAGGATGTTTGCACTTACCACATCAGAGACATGAGTAAAGTCTCTCCTTTGTTCACCATCGGGGACGATAGTAAGTGGCTCTCCTTTTTTCATTTGTTCTAAAAACAAACCGACCACAGGAGCATACTGCCCACGAAGTGGTTGACGCTCTCCGTAAACGTTGAAGTACCTAAAAATCACAGTCTCAAGACCAAACAAATCGGAATACATTTTACACAACTTTTCGCCGGAGACTTTTGAAACAGAGTAAGGATTAAGACAATCATCGGGCTGTGTTTCAACTTGAGGGACTTCATTGATTAGTCCATATGCTGATGAGGTGGATGAATACACGACTCGTCTAACACCCATATCTCTTGCTGCCTGTAAAACTGAGCAGGTTCCATATGAATTGGTTTTCACGGCAAGTAAAGGATTTTTGATCGCTGGTTGTATTCTTGCCTCGGCAGCACAATGAAAAACGGTATCGACACCTTTAAACAAATGTTTAATTTTGTCATGATCGCAAATGTCGTGCTTGTAATACTTTGCTTTATCATTGTAGTAAAAATAATCATGAGCATCAGATGATTCATTGTCGATAACAACAACACCATGTCCGGCACTCACTAGTCTGTCAACGATGTTTGACCCAATAAAACCCGCACCACCAGTAACCAAGTATTTCATTGATTCACCTCCTCAAGAGGATATGGAAGGCAGTCTAGTTTAGAGTACCTTTTACTTTGCCTAACTCTGTCGGCAGTTTGCTCTTGTCTGACCACACCTTTTTGCTCTGTTTGTAAATGATCAACTTTGTCCTCTGCCAAAATATTGGTTCTGTTGTAAACGTACATTACGTCTGGAACGTATTCAAATCTATCGCCTGCCATTTCAAGCATCGGGAACATAAAAGCAAAGTCTCCAGCCATGCTATAGTATTCACCATCAGTATCTCTCAAGTCATTGTCATCGATGGACAAAAACAATTCTCTTCTAAACGTTCTAAGGTGTGATGCAAGCCATCGATATGATCTAAAATCATTACTTTCCACGATTTCGTCAGGGTATCTGTGAAAGAATCCTTTTTCGAAAACTCGATATTTGTCCTCACCGTGATACTCACAATATGTCCCGTAAGACATCCACACATCTTCTGTGTAAACCTCATTGAGTCTTGTAAGTGTATCTGCATCGGGGAGCCAGTCATCAAAATCAAGTGTAACAACAATAGAGTTTGGCTTTGAATTTTTTACACCAAACAAAGTGTTTTCAACTTGAAATGATCTTTTGGGGCTTCTAAACAACTTGAAATTATCGAGATGCTCGTATTCTTGAAGAGCCTCATATGTTCCATCATCAGTCAGTGCATCAACGGCAACAATTTCAAAATTTTTGTAATTTTGTGCAAGAACAGATTCAACGGCTCTATTGATCCACTCTTTTGAATTATAACCAACCATCACAATAGAAAAGAAATTTTCACTCACTCTCAAACTGCCTTTCATTTTCAATCATTTCATGCACAACACGATGTGGCATGTTGTTGTATTTCATAGCACGATCAAAGTTGTCTTTTACATGAGGTAGCATTTCTTGGTAGAGATCCTCATTTAGACTATTTAGGATGTCATCAAGAATGTCCCCCTCTTTCAGAAAAAGCATACCATCCGTGTTAAACTTGTCGCCGATGCAAGGATCGCCAACATAGATTGGAACTGTTCCCGTTCTATAGCAATCCAAAATCTTTTCAGTGTGCCAGCCGGGAATCACTGCATTTTCAATCACGATACAAAATCTATGTGAAGCAAGAGCGTCCACTTTGTTGTCGATCTCATTGTATCCGCGACCAAACACATGAAGAGTATCTGTGCCTTTATAGTGTTCTGCAATTTGAACTCTTGTTTCCTGCACGGGAGTAAATGCTTTGTTTGATGTTATGAAACACACACTATCTGTTTTATCATAAATTTTTGAATCTTCATCACCCACCCAAGACGGAAATGGAGGATCTGTTATGATGGCATTATCAAACTCTGCAAATCTTTTATCCCATGTATAAATTCGTTTAGATTTCAATGCATTTTGTTTGATGTGATTAATTAATACACTTTCAAAGTTGACATCAGCATTTTGATCAAACATCATTTCACCATAGTGATTAAGCACCGGCATACTTTCAGTGAGCCACGCGACAGAATTTTCTGCCTCGGGATTTTCGTTATTCAATAAGATAGATGCGTCGATTAGGATATTACGATCCATTGGATCGTCAGCATATTTTTCAAAAATAGGCAAAAAAGATTGATCGAATCTATTGAATGCTTTAATCATTTTCTAATCCATCCTTCACAGTATACGTCCTCCCACTCAGTCGGTCCTTGCTCTCCGGTGAACCATTGCTTTGGTGCAATAGTCTCTCCTTGCCCCAACCATGATCCCCACCAACTGAAACTACTATTGGCGATTACATGAGCATTACACATTGTCATCACACACATATCAACATATTCAGATTCACTCTCCACAAAAACAGCGTCTTGAACATTTGAAAACTCATCTTTACACCAATCGATATCATCAGAGATAAAAACTGGCGTGTAACCCTCAAAATGATCAAGGGAATTTTTATAATACTCAGCCCCCAAATTAGTATGAATGTGAGAAAGATTAACGTAGTCGCCTCTCCTTACATGGACAGAAACACAAACATTTTGTGGGAGAATAGCAGCAGCCTTTTCTCTTATTTCTTTCTTGAAAAAGAATTCTTGTCTTATTTCATTTTCAATGTGCTTAAAGTATTTTTCAGATTGATAGTAACCATGAAGATTTACATTATCGGGAAGATCATAATCAACGGGGATTTCTTCAAGAGTTGTTTCATGAAGCCCACCCTCTGTGTCCTCACATGATAATTCAAAACAGTCTAAAAGTTGTAGTCTTTCTTTATGAATTGAAAAACCACCGTAAACATTTGAGTGATTAAAACAAATACCATATTGATAGTCATGTTTTTTAGCGAATCCCATGAGGGCTGCATACTGAAACATTTGGTTGCCCAACCTACCCCAATATCCTAAAAGCGGAAAGGTAATCAATTAATCGTTCCTAGACTAAATGGTTTTTTTGTTCTAAGTGGAGTTTTTGTAAGATGCTCCCACTTGTTTACGGTGTTTTTTGAATCGGCTTGATAAAAGAATGGAATCTTTGGGGCGTATACCACGCAATGTGGTTGTAGATCATACGCAACGCCCACATCAAACGGTCGATTAATTTCGTATATCCATCTCTTACCCACATCGACCATTCCCTGAGCAAACTTTTCGGAAAGGTGTAGAATGGCGTGTGTGGAAAAAACTCTTTGAATTTTTGTCCAACCGTTTCTTAAATCGATAGCCTCATAGTTTCCGTCACCGTGTGACGTTCCTAAATAAACCGCGTCGGCATCATCGGGGATTGGTAGATTATCTTGAAAGACACCAGCGTTGATTTCAACATCATCCTCAAGAATCAGGACTGGCTTACCATCTTTAAGAATAGTTTCCTCTAGAATTTTGAAGTGAGACTCTGCACAATTACGGTAGTGTTCCTCGCCACGGACAACACCCTCATGAGGCTCGATACCTGTAACGGCTGAAAATCTCTGATGGTCGGTAAACTCTTTTGCTTCAAAAAGTTCGACCATTTCTTTTGCTTTTTGTTCGTCTTTATCGACGTTAATCCAACGAGTTCTTACATTACGAATATCCAGTTGCATCACAAACCTTTCACGCCAAGTTTCGAATCTCCCTCAACTCTTGGAAATTCTTATTTTTAGTTCCACCATCATACTCCCACGCATAGCCCTCTGCAATCATTTTTTCATTAATCGATACAGTTTCATCGCCGATGTAAAGCCAGCCGAGAAGTCTACCGTATTTACCAAAGCCACCATCAAGTTCAGTTCGAATCACCAAGTCATCCTCACCAGAGATAGCAGAGTCCAGTTGATCTTTGAGCCAGTTTGTGGCATCAATACCCAGTTTCTTTTCTTCAAGATCTCTAGTTCTTTTTTCAGGTGTGTCTACGCCAGCGATACGAACACGCTCCTTTTTATACAAGTCAAACCCCAAGTCAATCACAACATCAATCGTGTCACCATCAATAACACGGGCTACCTCTGTGACTCTGAAATTGTAACACGATTTTCTGCTCGGTGGTTTCATTCTTCTTCCTTTGCTGGCTTTTTACCAATGTGGTATTTAGGGATCAGTTCCCACTCGTTTTTGTTTTTATGGGATAGAATTTTGATTCGTCGAAGTGATGTTACAGGATCGTCACATGAGGACGGTTCTACAATTTCACAGAGTCCCCACTCTGAAAGAAGACCCACGATTGCATTTCGTCTGCCAACATCCTCTTCGCACATTTTTGATGGAAGACCATCAAGGGCAAAAAGTTCTTTGAAATGTGTGATGTAATATTTTCCTCTTTTATGTAAAATATGGCAAGACTGATAAAGTTTATTGCCTACTCTAGAGGACACACCGATTCTCGTTAATGTTTCTTTGATTTTTAGGAAGTCTTGAGGGTCAGAAAGACGCACCTCGACCAGACTCTCCACTATTTTATCTGTGTCCATTTCAACTCCATAATACTAATGACAGATCACATCGCTGTCACAAGTATTTAGGAGACAGTCATTTTCAGAATATTCTCATGGATTTCATCAATTTGTTCGTCTGAAAGAACAGCGATAATCTCCAATGCCTTTTTTGACCCACAATTGTAAAATAATTTTATTGAATCGAGTCGAGGATCGGTTTCATTTTTTAGCCATTTGCTAAATCGCTTGCGTTTTCGAACAGAGTGTCGAAGATAATCAAACTGCATCTTTTTTTCTGCATTCGGCAACATATTCATTTCGTTCGCCTGCATGATCGTATCAGGAAAGTATGACAGACAACGATTCACCACAAAAGGGACATACTTTTTTTCAGCATGTTCATCAACAAGGAGATCGTCCTTGGAGTGATTAATCGCGTTCAAATACTCAGATAGTTTCATTTGCCTTTACCGCCGAGGCGTTCTTTGCCCAGTCCCAGTTGTTTCTGTATTGCATATTGTCCTTCCAGACAGATTCCAAAATACTAGGAGACACACCATGATCTTGCAAACTTTTAATCATCGCGTTTACGTCCTTTGGAAAACATGTGCCACCAAATCCATAGTCTCCGTCAGGACCGGGAACAGCCGTGTGTGATTTGCTGATTCTAGGATCAGACAAGACTCCCTCAAGAACACGATTGTAATCCAAACCTAATTTTTCGCCAAGCATAAAAATCATGTTGAAAAAACCAACTTTGGTCGCAAGAAAACAATTAGCCGTATACTTTACCATTTCTGACTCACATGATGTCATGGTGTAAACTGGAATGTCAGGAAAAACTTTTAAGAAAAGTCCCTTTGCCATTTCGGAGTATTTTTCTTCAATGTTATCTCTAAGATATGGTGATCCAATCACAGTCCTATCAGCGTTCACAAAATCATGCTTTGCATTTGCAGCGGTCAAGAACTCAGGACAGTGAACTAAGTTTCTCAAACGAAACTTTTTAGCCAGTCTTTTAGTCGTGCCAACCGGAACGGTAGACTTGAGCAGGATTACTTGATCTTTGTTTTGATATAATCTTTCCAAGCACTCTTCAACAATGCTGGTGTTTGCCTCACCACCAGTTTCACTTACCATCGGTGTGGGCAGGCAAATGAAAAGATATTTACAGTTTGCAACCTCATCAAAACTGTGTGTGGATGCGTCAGGATTGATATCATAGATCAAGGGTTTTTGATCACGGAAACCATAAGCCACCGCTCCACCAACAAAACCATTTCCAATAATTCCAATGTCACTCATTCAACACACTCTCTTTTCATTGACTCGTAGATACTATCATCATAGCCGCCACCAGTCCACATCTTTTTACCTTCATTCACACCAGTAAGTTCTGAGTAAATTGCTTCGTCAGGACAAGAAACCTCTTCATCAAATAAAAGTTTTGAGTAAAGTGACCATCTTCCCAAAGCCCATTTGAGGTATCCTAAATTATGATTTACCAGTGGAGAGGATCTACCTTTTTCGAAAGCAAGACCACTGCCTACGCCAGCAAAATGAACGATTTTGTTTCCGACGTTAAAGTGAACATTATTTTCAAATCCGTTGTCTAAAGACCCTTCGTGGGTTGTGCTGCCCCAATCCTTTTCACAAAGATATTTTACTTTTCCTCCTGCGTCAATGATAGAGAAAGTGACTGGATCAAAAAAGTCAAGAACCTCTCTGCCTGTTGGATCAACTCGTCCGTGACACATTTGTATAAAAAGTGAAAACTCTTGTTCTGGAATCTTTGTTGAATCCACACCAAAGGCGTAAGTTGAAATGGCATCAGGATGATTAGCATACTGTTTGTGACCACCTAAATTATGTTTATAGGCTCTCATCGGACCTGCGGCAGCATAACCATTATTTAAATGTTCGACGATTTCATCAATACAGTTTTGTTTAAACAAAACGTCAGAGTCAAAGTGAATTATCTTTTTACCTGCACCCCAAAATCGAATGGCAGAGGCAAACGCAAGAGCCGTTCCTGCATGACCATGCTCCCAAAATGTATTGAAGTTTTGATCATCGGTGACATCAATCACCACGACCTTTGGATTCTCCAAGACAGATCCCGCCTCTTCGATATCCTTTTTTGACATTACAATATGGATTGTTTCGTCGTGGTGTTGGAAGTATGAATCTAAAAATGGGATCAGTAGTCTACCACAATTGAAAGCCTCGGTAAAAACAAAGAGGTCGCTCATTTAAACATCGCCTCCATCATGATCTCGGTTAGACATGCCATCATGTTGATCTCTGAATCAGCGACGAAAGCAGCCTTGTATTGATAGTTTGCCAAAATCAAGATGACCGCAGGGACAGACTGGGGCTTCAAGTAATCACTCAAGCCGTCATAAATTTTTCGATAGATTTCAGACTCATCATTGTTTGAGTTATCCACTACCCATCGACGCAACTTCGTGAACTCTTTGTTCTTCAAAATTTCCATCAAGGAATGAACACCCACATCACCAATCTCAGACAAGATGCCCGTGTCGATGATTCCAGTCGCAGAATATCTCTGACACTCATTCAAGATTCGTCGCCAGTCGGGGCTGTGACGCATGATCAGTCTTGCGATAACTCTACCATCATACTCCACATTTTCGTCCGTTAGGATTTTCTCAAGTCTTTGCAAAAACTTGGAACCCATTTTCATTTGCTCTTCTTTGCTAAACTTGAAGTCAATACAAGTGCATCGGGAGTGTAGAGGCTCAATGATTCTGTTCTTAAAATTACAAGTCAGGACAAATCTACAGGTTGCAGAAAACTCTTCGATAAACCCACGAAGTGCTGGCTGAAAACTATTTGCGTTGGCATAGTCAAACTCATCAAGGATCACCACCTTTTTCCCCGCAATCAACGATTGTGTTGAGGCAAAGTCACGAATCCTTGTTCGTAGAGTGTCGATGTTGCCATCCTCCGAGCAGTTGATTTTGATGGAATCGATACCCATCTCCTCACACATCGCCAGTGCCGCAGTCGTTTTTCCACAACCCGGACCACCAGATAGCATAAGATTTTGCATCTCACCAGAGTCAACAATCGCTTGTAGTGTCTCCTTCAATTCCGGCGGCAAAATACAATCTTTGATTGTTTTTGGGCGATACTTTTCCACCCAAAGATATTGTTCTTTCATCATAACAGTCCATTGTAAACAGAGTCACTGGTCACGGCAAGAATATAATTTGCCTCAATATCGGCGTGATTCATCTGAATCGCCAGAGTTTCATGGAGCAAGATTTCGTAGTCGCCCGGAAGGATCTTCAAGTTTTCTGATTTGATAAAAATCTTGAAGTTACAATTTTGCAACATTTCTTTCGGAGTCACTTCAATTTCATACTTGTTGGTCGTGTTTGCCTTCTCCTTATCAAATGCCACGATCTTCACCACGCCCTCGTCATTGGTAAACATGATGTCTGGGAGTTGAAGGACGGCAGAGGCTCTCAGAAGGTCTGTGAGTTCTTGCTGTGGCAGATCAAAGGCAACCTTGACCTCTGGCATGGAGAGTTTAGAGGGGGGTCTACAGCCGTCTACGAGCCTCGTATCAGCATAGTGGTATTTACAAGACTGGCGACCGGACGTAATCACACAATGATTTTCACCAAACACCACTTCTGCATCACTCAGGAGCGAATATGTGGACAAAAATTGATTCAAATCATAGATTGCAAATTCTGTCGGGAAAGTTTCGTCAACTTTTGCTGTGAACATGATGTTTTTCTGTGGGGAAACTGTCACAAGTTCATTTCCCGGCATCACATGAACATTTGAGTTGATGCCTGCCATGCTTTTCAGAATGGCAACAGTTTGTTTTGTCAAATTCAATCCTTTATCCGTGATCGTCATAATATTCCTCTAAGTCTTCGGCTTTGATTTTGCCTGAGTTGATGTTTCGAATCATTTGTTGATCGGTGTTTCTCATTGATCGTTTAGCACTAAATTTTTCTCCACGATCCCGACCACCAAAGTTTTTACGGTCATTGTTTCTTTTATTGTGCTTCTTCTTTTTCATCTTTCGCTAACTTTCTAATATTCTCCTTCAAATCCTGAAAATCAGGTTGTGTGTCAGTATACACCGATAGGCAAGAGTTCACAAGGGCATCTAGCACACTTACGATACTTTTTCTTTTTTCGGTGGATAGGAAAGAATATTTTTTTTCTAATTCTTCGTTTCCCTCAATCAAGTCATGCATTTCATTGAATGGTTGGGAAAAAGCAGAACAAACCATTTCACATTCTTTTTCTGTAATATCTCTTTTTTTAATAATTGATTCAAAGTCTGGCATCACAAATTCTTCATCATTCAGAATCCTCTGGTAAGCAGACTCAATATTCTCAGAAATCTCTTCGATCAAATCAATGAGATATACTTCTCTTTGTTTTTCATTCATTACTTAACCTTTTTGTATGCTTTGTATGCGGTCATTACAATTTCATCAAGACTGTAAATGGGTTCCCAGCCTGTGGCTTCTCTAAACTTTGTCGAGTCTGCCAAAAGAACTGGCGGATCTCCTTTTCTTGCTCGCCCGTTCAAAATCTCCATTTCAAACTCTGTAATACTCACAGCGGCTTTTACGACATCCCATACTGACGATCCTTTTGATGAACCTAAGTTGTAAGTTCCGATGATCTTCTCCTCTTTCAAGGCAATCATATGAGCGGATGCAATATCATATGGATGAACATAATCTCTAACACACGAACCATCTTTCGTGTCGTAATTAGTTCCGTACACCTCAAAATCATTTTTTTCATCAATCACGCTGGCGAACAATTTTGGAACCAAGTTATGTTTTTTTCTCCATCTAACGTCTTGGATTTTGTTTCCAATATCGTTACCAGCGACGTTGAAAAATCTAAACGAAACATATCTAAAATTTGGATTCCGAAGCGAGTGCTTTCGAAGAATAGTTTCAACCATCAACTTTGATTCGCCGTACGGGCTGATAGGTCGGCAGGGTGTTTGCTCAGTCAGTTCAAGAATGTCCGCTTCTTTTGTGGTTCCGTAAACGGCAGCGGATGAAGAGAAGACAAACAAATTGATATTGTGTTTTCTCATTCGTTCTAAAAGGATAAGAGTTTTGCCTACGTTGTTTTCATAATATTTCAACGGGTTGTCCATGGACTCTGGAACAGAGATATCAGCGGCACAATGAACGACGGCTTTGACATCGTTGTTTGTCATGATGCCATCCATATACACATCGTTTGAAATATCAGCGTTATAGACCTTAAGTTTTTTTCTTCGACTCAAACACTTTTGCAGATGTTTACACGCAGTGTCATCTCTATCAACGACGATCACTTCATGTCCAGAGTCAAGCAAGGAAAGTGTAATATGGCTACCAATATATCCTGCACCACCAGTAACCAAAACGGTATCACCTTTGTTTAGTTTCATTGCCACCAGTCCGGCACTTCACGGTTTTTCCATTTTGCGAAGTAAGCCTTTTCTCCTCTGTAGTAGTTTCGATAAGATTCGACAGGACACTCTACCTTATATTGATCCGGCATTGCAATAGCAAACTTTGTTTGTTCTTTCGAAGCAATATTGATAGGCTCACGATTAAAAAGATATTCAATCAGTGGTTGTGCTTTGTGCGTTTTTTCGTATCGGTGTGTGTATTCTCGACACAATGCCAGAGCGTGTGTCGCGTGCCATCGATAGTTCATACGACTTTCCATCGTCCAGCGTGTGCATGGGTGATTGACAAACGATGCTTTCCAAAGTTTATCCTCACGTTCATCACTCAAACTCCATCGCTTGATTCGCCGTCCATTTTTAGTTTTATCGTAGTATTCGTCGCCGTCAAGAACACGATGGGAAGTGGATAGCATTTGACCCGCTTCCAGAATCATTTTGACAACGTGCTTGTCCACCATTTGGTGTGCGGCACGAATGGGATGTTCGTCTACTGCGAAAATGTTCATAGAAGCACTCTACCATTCGTTTCCTTCCTGTCAAGGGTTTTCCACCCGAACACCTTTAGGATTTCCTAAAATAATCTTAAGAAGTTTTTTACCGCCAATGTTTCTTGTATACCACCCTGTATAGTTTGGATATTTACCATCAGGATGTTTACCAATAAACGTAAATGATTTGCCCGGAAGAAGTTTTTGAATGCTTTCCTCATCTCCGACAAACGGAACATTTTTTCTAGTCATGAGAACATGAGCGAGAGCGTCACTGGCTTCTGCGTAGTTACCGGGAGTTTTCATTAACTTACCAAGTTTGTTGATAAGAAATGCCTTTGCTGGTTCAGAGCCATCGGACGCTGCACCAGTAAGTTTGTAGTTTCCTGCTTTAGTCTTACCAAACGTAGTGATGTCTGCGTCTGGGTCTTTGTCCACATCAGCGGCGAACCAGTCTGTGTGATTATCAGGAAGATCGGTTGACTTTTTAAAGTCTGGATAGCCTCCGATGTTTCTGTATGTTTTATCGATCATGTTAAAGATATCATTTGTGATATCGTTGTTTTGTCCAAGCACGTTTGTAGGGATCTTGACAAACTTTCTGTTTGGTAGTGTGATCTCTTCATTTATAAACTGTTTAAAAGATTTCATACTCTTGGTGGTCCGTATCGATATTTATGAGTGGATGCCAGTTTGTCCTGTCTACCGTACTTATGTGCAAGATATCCCTCACACAGAATCCGTGTGGTTGCATCCTCTTTATGAATAAGAATAACCTCTGCAATCACATGGTTGCCTGCATTAGAGGAAAATACATTTTGACCACTGATCTCTGTGAGGACACGACAGTAAAAGTTTCTTGCTTTACCGTCTGACAAGTCTTGTCCTTGAACAGTTGACGTTCCCAGAGAGGTTCCGTTGCTGTAAAACTCGGAGTTTCCACTCGCGTCTCGTTCATAAGAAATGAGAAATTCTTCATTATCAAATAACTGGGAGTTTCCCGCTTTAGACTCAATCGTTTCTTCGTGAATGTTCGAGCCTGTCATCTCTGATCGCACCTTGAGTGTGCTTGGGTCGCTGCTACCATTTGAAACGACATCAATTCTAAGTTCATATTCTGATGCTATGGCGGAAGTGCCATCAGACATGATTGTTAAAGATCCGCCAAGGTAAGGGATACTCGCATCAGAGGAGCGTTTGAGCCGACACACCGTAAGGACAGTAAACTCTCCGGTTCCAGCATCAATTTGCGGTGCAGAGGCATCGGTTATCGACCCTCCCCTTGAAGTATTTGCGCAAGAGTAAAAGTCAAACTTTTTTGCGTTTTGTGTGCCGAATGTAATTCCGTTTCCGGCACTAACAAGGTCTGCCTTCAGTCCAGCAATCGATACGAATCCTGCATTATCTGGTTGCCCCATTACACTACGAAAAGAACTTGAGTCAAGCCATTTATTTTGTGCTACGTCTGACGAACTGAGTGACTCACCATTGAATGGACGAATCCCCTCTGGTCGCATCCACAACTTTAGGTCATTGCCAATGTTTGCTGGTGTCCACAATCGACTACCGGCAGGCATCACTTGATTATTTTGTTTTCTAATTGCTGAACTTTTCATTTTCTTGGAGGTCCGTATCTGTATGGGTGGTCCCCCGGCAACAAGGATGCTACATTGCATCGATGAGCCAAGTAACCTTCAACTCTTTTGCGTGTTCCGTATGTTCCATCAACGTCAAGTGAGCCAGCCGCACCACCACCGTAAATAATTTCTGAAACTTGACACGAAGCATATCCACCAACGCTTGCCCCAAGATTGACTGTATTATTATTATCAAGGGATTCGGTGTCGGCTGAACCTGCCATATTTTTAAATACTCCATCCCTATAAATTTCTACTGTTGTGCTATTTCGTGTCGCAAAAAATATTGTGTTGGTGTTTAGGGGAATTGGACTTGCTTCAACGACCGTGTTTCCACTTGCACCACATCTCCATTGAAATATTCTTGTTTTGTTTGTCAAATTTAAATTAACTTCACCAGTATATGAATTAAAAAATGCTCCGCCGCCGCCAGTTGCTCGCATAACGCCCGCGACAAAGAAATCTCCCGCACCAATATCAGGAAGATTTGCAGAGGTATCCGTATAAAAACATGCGACTGGAGCGGTAATGTCGTCCCCTATACCAAGTGCTGGCAAATTACCAATATCACTGTTTATGCGAACATCTGCTCTGTTAGCCACAGTACCTTGCTGCAATGATACGTTCCCTGTGAGGTCGTGCCAAAATTCTGGTGTGCTTCCATCTACAGAGTTAGCAAATGATTTGTATGAGTGATAACCAATGAGTAGATTCCCCAAATCAAAAGGTGTCCATAAGCGGCTACCGGATGGCATCACTTGATTGTTTTGAGTTTTGATTGAGGATGATTTCAATTTACACCTTTGCGTATGGGGGTCTTACGTCAAGACTACCTCGTTTGAGAAGTGTTGCCGCAGTTTTGTCTTCACCTGAGTCTGCATCGATCACAGGCATTTGATTTCTTGGCGGTGCGCCAGTTGGTGGTTTCTTGGATTGAATAAACTTAAGTCTTTTTGCAAGTTCGGCTTCTCCGCCAATACTTTCCAACCAAGCCACTGCTTTGTTTCTATCGTAAAATTTAGGATTCATATTTTTACCGCTCATTATCGCATCCATCGCATCTTGAATGGTCGCGTTATAAATGTTGACATCGCCACCTGCTGGCTCACCTCTTCTTTTATTACCAAATGCATCACCCAACGAGCGAAGCACAGGGACTAGATCACCAATACCAAGATCGACCTCTGTTCCAAAAATCTTTGCCTTTGGCTCGGCAAAAAGAGTGGCAGCCCAACGATGGTGTCCATCAAGAATATGATCATCGCCAGAAACCATCGAACCTAAGTTTCCACCTTTAACTCCACCGACAGCCATGCCGAGTGACTTACCAAGATAGATTGCAGACTGTGATGGTTTGAGTTGATTTGCACTCCAACTTCTAAACTTTGTGTTTACTTTATCATCTGCATCTGATCCGTCCATCTCACCCTTTTTCTGAAAGATATTTTTGATCCTTCCGCGAAGTGGATTGGGAAACTCAGAGACAT